GCTCGGGGAAGTCGGTCGACTGTGGGTGCGAGACCGGTGCTACGAACGTGTGTTGCGAATGTATGGAGCGAACGACCAGCGGACGGAGGCCTGGCACGCCAAACGAAGTGAAATGATTACAGCTTCGGAAGTCTATGGAGTCTTCGGGTCTGAATCGGCTCGTCGAGAAGTGATGATGCGAAAGTTGGAACCCAAACCTCCTGGCGAAGGAAATGCCGTAGCTGCATTGTTATGGGGGACACGCTTCGAACCGGTTGCAAAGAAGATTTACGAAGAGCGAACCAAGTGCACGATTACCGATGTCTCCTGCGTTCAGCATCCTCGTTACAAGTTTCTAGGCGCATCACCGGATGGATTGATTGTGCCGAACAGTGATGACCCAAAACGGTATGGTCGTCTTGTCGAGTTCAAATGTCCTATTAGTCGTGCACTGAAAGCTGAGATTCCACCTGGATACATTCATCAGATGCAAATGCAGATGGAATGCACGGGGATTGACGAATGTGAGTATGTTGAGTTCCGATTCAGGCAAGTGAACTATTCAGAGTGGGTTCGAAGTACCGAACAAAAGGGTGTCTTCACAGTCTACGAATCGGGAAAGGTTGTCTACGACAAAGACATCTATGAAGATACGACACAAGTCATCTATTGGTTACTGACCTCCATTAAAGAAGACTTTGTGCCCAAGGACCCAGAGTGGTTGCTTAAACACTTGGAAGGATTGACACAGTTCTGGAATGAAGTGTTGGAACACCGCAAACAAGGAACGCTACCACCAAAACCCGAAGAGAAGAAGATAGCGAGTTTAGACCTTTAGCTGTGTTACAATATTTGTCCATAAGCACCTAGGCAACTCAACGACGGTGAGTAGCTTGTCTGCAATGAACGCATCAATCAGAGATTGAGTGGCTTCATAGTCATCAAAGACAATCAATGCATTCTTTTTTGCTAAAGGTAATGAATGAACAAAATGAGACCGAACTGCTTCATGTGTATGATCTGCATCAATATGGATAGCATCATATTCATCCGATGGTAAGGTCTTCAAGACTTCACTTGCGTCTCCAAGATGAAAGGTTATGCGATTACCAAAGTGTTGATTCAAGTATTCAACTGCTTTGGGGGAATATCGTGCATCATTGTCGATACATGTAATTCGTAGGGTCGGATTAGACACCAGTAAAATCAACAGAGAGTGACCCAGATAAACTCCAACCTCTAATAGATGAGACGCCTTTTGTCCAACTCGAAAAAGAGCTTCCTGTTTTTTCAAGGTCTGAAGTTGATAGGAGTACTTCAAGCCGTCGAATAAGTAACTTCCCCATCCATGAATATGATCACGTCCAACCGCATCATAGAGTTGTATGAAATCATGAAAGTGATTATGTAGGACTCTTGCAGTAATACATTCTTTATGCCATTCAATTGCTTTCAATAACTCACCTTCTCCATAGAGAGGTATATTTGTAAATATTGAATCATCGTGCCCCGAAGTATAGATATCGAAAAACTCATCCATCATGGCCCAATAGTTAACCTCCCAAGTAAGTTTAGGAAGGTTTTCCATGACGAGTGACAACTGACGAATATACGCAAGCGGGATTAACGTACGATGCCCTACCCAAAATGTCCCAAACAATCTCCAGACAGGACGTGTCCACACATCTGTTAAATCAGTTTTTTTGGAACCAGGGCTTACAATACGGTCTCTACGGAATGTACTTCTTTCAATCGTATGTAACATTTTCATGACACGATTCTCATCCTGTATCATATGAAATACCCCAAAGTCAATCCATGCTAAATAGGGTGTTTCTGTATATGCAAGTGCTTCATTCATAACTCGAAACTTGTTCAATTGAATACACATATACTGTGCGTTATCTTTGATAGGATGCATATGGCTAGGCAATACAGGAGTTTCGGGTAAGAACGATGTGTCAAGGTCAGTAGGTATCACTCGAACATTTGGAGGAAAAACCTTATCCGTATAGGCTGTATCCAAAAAGAGAAGAATCGATATACCTGTCGCTGCAAGTCGATTAAATAAAGTGAAGTAGTCTGTCTCACTCCGATAGGATGTAGCAGGTTTGAAAAAGGCAGTGACAAAAGTCGTCGTTTTCATTGTATATAGTGTTTACACGTTCTCAAACAAGTAAACGCAAATGTATTACCTTCGCGAAAACTCTCTTACTACAGAAGACCCAGTGTTTTATAAGTTACGAAAGGATTGTATGGTTTTTCCAGAAGACGCAATCGTTGCACGAGACTTTGCCCTTAGGGGAAACTATGAACAGAACATCATCGAATGGGCAGCTACCCTGATGGACCCCTCTAAAGTATTTGTCGATATAGGCGCACATGTTGGCACCTATTCAATGTATTTGGCAAAGTTCAGTTCAAGTGTTGTGAGTTTTGAATGCTGTCCCAAAACCTTCAACTATCTTTGTGCGAACATTGCTCTACAAGAACTCAACTATAAGATCATGCCCCATCGAACTGCATTAGGTAATGAAAAGGGTAGCATTCCATATTACATGCATTCTCCAAAGGATGGAGGGGGAAACAGTTGCATGCCTTTCATGGGTCGTTCGTCTCCCACCATTCAGGTTCCGATTACAACGTTGGACTCATTCCAGCTTGATAACATTGGTCTTATCAAGATGGATGTAGAAGGATTTGAAAAGAATGTTCTTGAAGGTGGTCTTGAAACTCTTAAGCGTAACGGATATCCTAAGATTCTTTTTGAATCATGGCGCGAGTCACGAGATCAGGAAGGCATTCCTGCAACAAAACTACGTAAAGAGTTGTTTGACTATGTTCGTTCGATTGGATACGATATTATTCCAGTGCGCGGATGGGACGAGATGTTTATCGCCGAACGAAACACTGACACCACTTCGATCTAGGACTTGCAAACTTTCGATTCCATTCGTCAATCGTATATTGACTGCCCATACTCATGTTACATCGACTACAAATCGGAACTAGATTGTCGACTGTAGTCTTACCGCCTTTGCTTTCTGGAATGTTATGTCCACATTGGAAATCAAAGACGTTGATTTGGTTCGTGCACCATGTTACTTTACATTTGCTATCGAACTTTTGACCGATTTTCTGAATCCAGACCTGTTCGCGTAAGGCTTTAGGAATCGTTGCTTTTCGAGGACTTTTTTTAAACACATCCGACACTCTCGCATGAAACACCATACTTTCTTATACAACATACGATGTATATTGGTTCACTCGGAAAGGTGTCTCAATCCCGTGGATAGACCCCCGATTTGAGGAGATAGGGTCTAGGTGATTCGTTCGTTGCTTATACGAAGAATCTTCAACCGCAAGTGTACGTGCAAACTGTGTTCGGTCTAAGAACTCGGGTTGGAATCGTTCAGTTGTTTTCATCACTACGAGGACAGCCACTAGAAACGCAGCTGCCAGTAAAAGCCACTTCGTCATTATCTTTGTTCACGAAAAAACGAACAGCTTTCTGTCTAGAGGAAAGGATAAGTATGGACGAAGACAAAGCACTCGAAACTTTGCGAACAATGCTAGGACGCCGTGGTCTGGATACAAAGACTGAACGAGTTGTGACAGATGGCATTGAGAATGTCAACTTATATACTCTTGGAAACCAACTGGTCGTGTTCAGTCAAAAAGCCAAGGGTATGGTGGAGAGAGATGTAAACAAAATCGTCGACTTTGCAGATGGAAATGACTATACCAATGGAATCATCATTGTAGCCTTGGTTCCACCGTCTGAGAATGTATTGAAGATCATCAAGCAAATGACCAAAGACCGATTGATTCAGTTCTTCCACAAACGACAGCTTCTGTTTGATATCACCACCCACCGTGCTGCAATGCCTCATCGTATTCTCAAAGAGGAAGAGAAGACCGAAGTGTTCAAGATGTATAACATCAATACGCCTGATCAACAACTCCCATGGATTGACTCACAAGACCCGATGGTGAAATGGATTGGTGGACGACCGGGTGATGTGATTGAAGTGAATCGGCATAGTGATGTTGCAGGTGCGCAGCTATACTATCGCTATTGTGTTCCCGATGTAAATATTGCGTAAGAACAATGGATGTTTTACAAGCGAAGTATACAACCCAACTTGCTGAATATGATGCATTGACAGCACAAGCTATTCAATCGGATGACGTAACTGCGATTCCTCAAATTCGTGCGAAGAATATTCAAATCGCGGCAACACTCAATGAGATGATTACGAGTCTGACCTTTTTGAAACAGAATACAACGTCAACTGTCAAACAAGAGCGCGATGCACTGATTCAAAAGCTAGTCCAAATCCAAAACGATTATAACAGTCTCAATAAATCTAAAGATACCCTTGAAACGTTGCGCCGTATTCGTCAACAAGTAAACTATGATGCACAGTCTCAACTTCGACTCTATTTGTTGTTCTTTTTATTGTTTGCTCTCTGTATCGTGTTCTATGTAATGTTCATGGCTCAAAAGAAAGATACAACAGCTGCAAGTGCAAGTACTCCACCAATAATAGCAGCTTTGGTATAGTACATTGAGTCATCTCGAACCACTTCTTGTTTCGAGATCATCTCGCCTTCGTAGACATCATGTAGCTGAGGTCCCTTTGTGCGTGCATCTGCAATCTCCTTCTGAAACTTGGCAAGTTCAGGGTTGGTTTGCTCATAGTTTTTTGCAAACTGATCGATAAAACTTGAATCATTTTGAATGTTTTGCTGTAAGGTTTTAAGGTAATCATTTAACCATTTTTCAGCCACCTCTGCTTGTTGTTTATAAGTGGACTGTCCAGTCACCTTATATTCTAACAAACTGAGTTTGTATTGTGTCAGTACACTCTCAAACTGGCTCGTCATTATCTTGTTTGTTAGTAAACAAAATGCCCGTCAGTTCTTTCCTTGAACTCAACACGCCAAGACACGTCCGCCTAACCACAGATGCCTCGGAACATACTCGTTACCTTCGTTTGGCTGCTACTGTTGCACCGTATGTTCGTAACGGCGTTTCAGCTGCACCTACATTAGGGTGGAAGTCCAATGAAGTTTCTGCTTCAGCTCGTATCGCCGCTCCATTGTATGGTATTCTCAACGGTTTTCTCCCGAACCGTAATTAAGGGAAATGGGTCAATCATTATCATGTCCGCCTGGGTTTGAAAAGGGTTCGTTATTCACATGTCATGCTACATGTCCACCTCGATTCAAATACGTTCAAGAATCTGGGGGTGGAACAGGTCCACCTATCTCAAAGTGTGTACACAAACGTTACAATCAGCTGTCGTTTACATTAACCTTACTACCTCAACTTGAAGAAGGAGAAGAACCGCCGTCGACCTTTGCAACTGAAAAAGCACGGGTTGAAGACGAAATCATACGAGTGGATAGTGAACTCGATGATTTGGTTGCATTGAAAGAAGTGAGTAGTCAAAAAACCAAACATGTGAATGAATATTCGCGTATTCAATCTAGCTATGTGGACTTCAAAGATACAACCGATGTTATTAATACGTTGAAAGAAGTCAAATCGAGTTTAAATACGATGCGACCTCCAACAGCTCCGTCGTCAGACCTTGAAAAAGAACGCAAAGCTATTCTATTGATTGGAACCCAAGACCTCTTCTTTATTCAGTTTTCACTCTTCCTTTTGATCTTAGTGTTTCTTTCCTATTTGACACTTCCGACAGACACTGCACATGTTTTATCATTTTTGCTCTTGTCTGTGGGTATCTCCATTGGTTTCTTTCTAACAAGATGAGTAATGGGAGGTAATCAATCCTTGTTTATGCCAAAATGCCCACTGCCTTTTGAAAGTGCAGGCAATTTCTCGTGCGTGATGTCATGTCCGACCGAGCGAGGCTATGAACGACGACCTATCAATGGAGGGTTTCAATGTGTCTACAGAAATGATCCTAAACACTCTACGACGTTGAACACGGTCTCTGCAGTCTTCTTTGAAGGGACGACTCTTCAACAACTTCAAAGCACGAATCCAACAGCGTATAGTGAGTTTCTAAAGGAAAAAGACCGATTTACAAACGAACTTGTAATCCTCGATGGAAAGATTGATAAGGATACGAAGCTTCGTGACGCATTTCAAAAACTCCAAGATGCCGAGAATGTTCGAGACCAAGTACCCGATGCCTATCAGCAGGCTCGTTCCACGTATTATACTCTGAAAGATGGAGAGAGATGGAAAGAGGCTGAAAAGGAACGTCTTTTGAAAGCCGAAGTCAATCCAATCGTTCAAAAGATGGTCGAGACCAAGAACTCTGCAATGCGTCAATACGAGAATCAACGAAAGACGGTCGATGTAGTGAATGGGTTGAAAGACAAGGTGCTGTCGCTCAAAGATGAAGTGAAGTATGCAGCCGATACCTTCAAGGATCAGATTAGCAAAGTCGAGAATGCGATTCAGCGCGAACGTAAACTTCGTACAAATAAGCCTGACCTGAACATATGGGATTGGTTTGATTCAATCCTGAACATTCTGATTGTAGCATCGTTGTTATATGTGATGTATACGATGTATCAAAAGTATGTAGAGCGTTCGCGGTTAAGCTCGTATGGAAGTATCTAGTAGAACATCAATGGAAATCACAGACCCTCGAACTGTCTTAGACTTTCAAAAAACAACCTTTTGTGGTCATATCCGTTCGCATGTTACGAAGGTTCTCCTTCAGAACATTCAACTCGGTCACGCAGATTATGCGTGTTATTGGTCGTTGGAACTTGTGTGTTCAGGACTCGTCCATACATTGTGGATGGCACTCTTTGAAGGCGCAGCCCTTCATGTGAATCGGGCTCAACCCGCCATCTTCTTGTATTTGGCGAAAGCGTATGAAACCTATGCGCCGATTGAATCCAAGTATTCGTTGCGAGACATGACTGCCATTCGTAACAACATTGAAGTGCGCGAACTCATCTGCAAAGCCGCTGCGACCATTTCGTTCTGCCGCAAGAACAAGCTCCCTACCTTACCGACTATCAAACCTCAACATGATTTCGACCCAGTGACGATTCAAGAGTCATTGAAAGCACCGTCGACTTTATACGGCAAACTGGTGTTGCGTCGCGATGACCCATTGACGATTGCAGTGCCTATGAACGAGTTCGTATATTGTCTTCGTCAAGATGTGCGGGATACAACACGAGCCTTGTATTGGATGGCGTGGGTGTTTGCGTATGCTCGTGAACACAAGAAACAGACCAAACAGCCGTTGATTTTTGCGAACCGTTCGGATACCTATGTGTCGGTGGCTCATGGCAATCATGTCGTGTGGAGTTTCTGGGACGCGATTCAAAAGCAAGCACAGCCGGTTGCGCGACCCTACATTGAAGTCCTGTATCGAATGTATTGCTTACGATGGAGTCCTGCCGACGCAAAGTCTCGTCAGGCGTTATTGACCACTGCGATTGTCTTGGTCTGTGAAGGTGTGACTTTGGACACTACACCGGTTGCAGGAGATTCGTTGGCGGTTGCAACGGTCTTGAATGGAATCCCTGCAT